GTGCCAGATCCATAGTCTCCAGCACATCTTTCAACTGATTCGCATCTATCTGGTTCTGATCCATCTTATTCTTCCTCCTCTTGTTTCTCGCTGAGCAGCTTGATCTCCTCGGAAAGCTGCGCAGGCATATCCAGGATCATTTTGCCAAGCTTAATGACGCCTTGGTTTCGGCAAAGCATCGCTGCATCTTTGTAAGGGTCTAGCTCATCGTTCTCCGTGGCCGCCTGCATCATGATAGATGCAATCTCCTCAGCCATGTACTTCCACACAGGCGAGGTCACAAAGTGTTCGACCTCACTCATAAATGGAAGTGCACGCTGTCCATCCTCGCGCTGACTCATGCTGCTCCTCCTCCAGCTACGGCTGCAGGCACCAAGCGTCCAGATTGCACACCCTTATCAATCTGCTCGGGCGACGCTGTTGTGGCCTGCACAGGCATCTGTTTCACGAACTCGTAGACATCCTTCGCACCAAGCTTGCGCGCTATATGCGTAAAGATCTTCACAATGTCCAGCTGGCCCCACAGCGCAGGCTGGCTCACGAGTACCTGGAACATATTAGTCCACAGATCAGTCTCACCACCATGCACTATCGAGCCATCCTTGATGATGAGGTCATAGTCAATAATGAGGTCGAACGGGCTCGTCTTGATGCGTGTAGCGTTCGCGTACTCCTGAGCCAACACTTCGGGCCAAACCCCAGCTTGCTTCACGTAGACATCTTGTGTCATCAGCTGCTGGGTGTGGGCTGCGAAGAAGTATCCGATGTCTCCCATCGCTTGAAGGGAAGCAATTTTGGCAGCCTTGGTAAGACGACTGAGGCTAGATTGGTATACGTTTCCAGCCTCCTTAGCACTAATTCTTTCTCCCTCTTTGCGCGCAATTCCGGATAGCGAGTCAGTAGCCGCGCTGATTCTTTGGAAAAGATCAACAATGTAGCCGGCATCTTGAATGTGCCCCCTCGTCACATCCTGCACGTTAAGCTGAGCGACAGCCTTCTCGACGCCTCTGCCCCAGGCCGCACGCCTCATGCGAATAAGCTTACCAGGCGCCGGGTCCTTAAGGTCATTAGCGTTCACCAAGCTCGGATCGTAAATCAGCATATCATTAATGGCTTTGCGCACATTAGTGATATGGCTGTTGAAGAGCCAATCTAACGCAGTTTGCAGCCCATAGGTGATTTCCATTCGGCTGATTGGCGTGACGCTGTAGCCGTCGTAGTCAGGAGCGCACACTGCCACAGGATACTTGTTGTGAGCCAGGCCCATTGGCTTTGCGCTAATAATAACGCGGTCAGCGGCCATTCCAAAGAGCCACTTCTCAGGCACGTTTCGGCTAGCGAGACCCCATTCGCTAGGAATAAGATTGATGTACATCCAGATTGTGTCGATAGGCCTCGTTGAAAGCCCCAGTCCTGTGATGCTTCCACCCGTCTTATAGTCCCTTCCAGTTGACCCCTTCGCTTTATTCCAGATCGAAGTGCCGCTTCCGCTAGTCAATTCCTTCAAATACTGCACATTGAAGATGCTCTCAGGATCGCTCTTCTCAAGCTCGAGCAACTTCATGTAATTGGTCATCTCAATCCACCCAACATACTCGCCACGCTGCGGCAGGTGAATAGGCACGTTGGGATCAGGCAGGTAGAGATAAGGGTCGACGTTCGTCAGCTCGTTGCCTTCGAACAGCACCGCATCTTCCATCACGCGCTGCTTTCCAAGGTTGAGCCACTTGCTGAACATAGGCGCAACACGATTCTGGAGCTTAATGCGCTGGCCATATTCCTTAGTCCACTTCGGCGCCGTGACTCCGAAGCCGTAGCTCAGGCTGTCCCTGAACATCGTATGCAGCGAGAGGCCCACCTTATTCCTCATGCAGTGCATATCGACGACCAGCTGCATCAACGCAGCGCCCTTCAGATCCTCTGGACTCGTCCCCTCGTAGCGAAAGTAAGGAGCCTCAAGAAACGCTGCCACAAAGTAGGTGAGGAGCGTCTCGAGCGTCGCATAGCTATAAGGAACAACAATGGAGACAGGCTTCCTCGAGTCCGCATCTTTCACCTTCTTCTCCGCCTCATCAATGTCAATGTAGGCGGTCAGCGTCTGGTCGACCTTCTTCCAATACTGATAGCGCTTCGAAATCTGCATCGAGCTATCATTACAGCGCTGCCACAGCTCCGCGATGATCTTCTGGTGAAGCTGGCTCGTCGGATGCAGATTCAAACCACGCGGGTAGCGATAGTCTATCGTCTGCATCGGAGTAAATGACACTGGGCTTTGCGGGCCACCTGTCAAAATGTTAGGCATTTATCGTCTCCTTATACCAATCATTGGTATTAGGCGCAGCGCCAGCCCTGTGCCACAGGCTCGCGATCTTCGTCCAGCTCCCGGTATTCGTCTTCGATCACCTTAGGATCGTCTTCCGCGTCTTCTGCGCTGAAATAGCGCTCTCCAAGCTCCAGCAACTCGATGATATACGCTAGCGCGTCCATCACGTCCCACCGCTTGGAGCGAGGATAGGCAAGAAGCTGTTGCTCCAAGATAGGCGCCACTGCCGGATTATGGTAAACTTGGCCCATTCGGTAGAATGGAACCAACATCGCTATGCGCTCTTCCTTCGAAGCCCTCGCTTTAAGCTCAACAAGCTGATAAAAGCGCCTACGCCGTATCATCTCAGTCGTGAACGGGTAGGTTATGAACTCATTCAAGCTCGTTACCTCGTATCCGATCGTCCTAGCGCCCAACCTATCTGCCATATTGAACGCTATGTCGTAGATCTCATCAGGATGATACTTGCCTGCCTGTATATCTCGCACGTAGATGCAGCTTTTCTGCACATCTACGCCCACTCCGACAATCGCGCTGTCAGCGCTCGTAAAGTTCGTCGTCTTCGCAGGGTCTATAATGACCACATTCTCCAGACGCTTCTTGACCTCTTCAAAGTCTTTACCCTGCTCATCGTAATTCTTGAAGTAGCTCTGGCGGAAACTCGCCGTCTCAGTGGCGATGGGAACACCTCGATACTCACGAGCGAAAACATCGAGCTGGCCTTTGGTCTTGTAGCTTTCATAAAGCTTCTTCACCTCATCGTCACTCATGAAATCTGGCCAGTTTGACTTCAGATCGTCACTGCAGAGGTCAATCTCGATGCTATGCCACTCAGGGTCTTGCAGAAGCTTCGCCAAAAGGGCATCTTCGTGGAGAAGCGTCCCGATAACGACAATCTTCCAGGCCTTAGATCCTCGGTCGATACTATTACACACGTCCGCGAAGAACCATTCTTCGAGCTTTTTACGCTGGTCTTCAGAACGTACGCTTTCCGAATCTTCGAGGTCGTCGCAGATGATGAGGTCAGGCCGGCTGTTTCGGTATAAGATGCCCCTGACCTGCTGCCCAGCGCCTCGGGGCATGACCAAGGTCTCGCCGTTAGCGACCCACATTTCCTTGCTAAACGTCGTATCTGCGTCTTCTCCGATGGCATTGCTCTTCACATCTCCGAACAGCTTCTTGACGACCTCATTCGAGCGGAGCTCCATCTTGAGGTTCTCTGCTTGCATCACCGCCTGAGTCGCTGTGTTCGAAACAGGCACAATAAAGCGCTTGTTCCGGAACAAGATGTGCTTCGCTGGAAACGCAAAGTTCGTGATGCTGGTCTTACCCCAACCTCGGGGTGCCTTAATAACAACGCGCTGGATCGTAGGGCTATCGAGCGCATAGAAGATCTGATCAGTCAGCGAGCTAAAGGGCCTGTGGAAGCGCTCGGGAAACAGGAGCTTAGCAGTCGACTTGGTCGACGCGTAGCATCGTGCGAGCACCTCTTTGAGGTCATTCTTGTCAATCGGCTGATTCATAGCAATCAATCGTCGCCTGCATCTCGAGGGCCCACTTCTCAATCAGCTTCGCATCATGCAGCAGCACTGGTGTCAGCACCCTGCCCTCAGCGGTCGCGCGCTGGAGCGTCGGCGGAGCTGGACGAGGGCACCACTTTGCCGGCTTCTCGATCACCTGTGGAGGCAGGCTTGGAGACTTTGCCGCGCACCCTGCTATTGAAGCTATCAACAAACTCATCAGTAAGACGAGCATTCTCCGCATGGTACACCTCGCATTCAACCTTCGCCTCAGCTGCCGCTAGAAGCCTCTGAGCAAACGCGTCAGCATCTGCCGCGATCTGCTTCCACTCACCGAGCTGTTTTTTCACGCTCGCTAGATTCGCCTTCAGCGACTCGATGATGGAGTTGGCACTGGCTATCTCTGCCTTATAGCCATCCACATCCCGCTGACACACGCTAAGCTCGCCCCTACACTCAGCCAGCTGAACCTTCTTAGTCTGATACCCAGCCCATGTCACGGCTAGCATTACGCTTAGCAGTATGATAGCGATGTTACTTGGCTTCAGGAGTAGAGATAACACCTTTGTGTTCCTCCTTTGACTGCAGATACTTTCCGCCAGTAATCACAAAGGTTACTATCGAGACCAGTGTCACAACTCCACTCGGAATATCTCCTGAGCCATTGTTATTCACAAAGACAAAGGCCCAAGATGCTACAGGAACCAGGACGCAGACTAGCCAGACCCAAATGAAGGCCCACCGCATAGAGCTTACGCCAGTTCCTCTTGTGAAAAGATTCGCGAAGAAGTTCACTACAGCAGCCCCTTCTCCTTCAGGCGAAGGATCGCCTCTTTCATTTTGGTCTCGAGCTCCAGTTCCTCCACCTCCTTACGAATGGCCTTCTCCTGCTTGTCAAAAGCAGCCTTCAAGTCCCGATAGGTTTTGGAGATCCACTCAGGGTTGTTCCTCGCGACGAAGAACCACACCACACTCGCCACACCAAGACCAGCCACAAAGCCGGGAATCTGGTCAACCAACATAGCGCAACCTCCTAGAAGTATTACGAATGCTAAAAGACCCGCACGTTCTCCACCGGAAGAGGTGGGGTAAAGTCGAAAGGGCGCGTCACACTCACCGGGTCAGCGATGTTCCCTTCCGCGTCCGCCGGAGCGATCCACAGCGTCCACTCACCCTCGGTGAGCGGGATGGCCCCAGGCAGAGCATACACGTAGTCGGTCTGTCCAGGCACTGCAGGAATGGCCACGCTGGGCAGGTCGTAGCTGAACGAGGGGTTGCCCTGCGCGTAGAAGATGAGGAAGTTCTGGACACCAGAGCCGGCATTAGGGTCCGTCCATCCAATGCTTTTCTGTGCAACTTTCATCACTCTCCTCCTATGGATGAATAACAACTGGCGATAGCCGCCAGAAGACGACCCAAGGCTGCGTTACCACGCTCCCATCAGCCCTTGTGACACTAGCCGTCGAGCCATCAGAATAAGCCCAATCGCCACAGCCGTCAGCATTGCAAGAGCGTACACCGAAGCGGTAGAGGCCTGACCTAGGCCTTCCGAAAACGGCTTGCGTGTTGATTGTAGAAACGATCCACTCCTGGTCAGGATACTTCGCCATAACCTTGAGCTCATACCTCGTAGCTCCTTCAACAGGATCCCACGCTAGTGTGAGCTGCTGGTTGTCTGTTACAATAAGCCATGATTCCCACAGCGTCGTGGCGCCTAATAGACACCAGACCGCAGCCAGGAGACAACACGCTTTGAGCGCTTTCCAACCTGCTTGTACCACAGCGTTCCCTCCAGATGCTGTGCCACATCTTCCCACTCCTGGGCGTTGATGTGAGCTATTGTAGGCTGAAATTGGCTATTCAACTTCGTGAAGCCCATATTGAACACCAGGTCAACCAAAGCAACCTGGCGGGCAACACTAAGGGTCCATATACCTGGAAAGAGCTTCTCGGCGTCGGTCTCGGCAATAGCCACATCCTCGCCCAGCAGCTCATAAATAAGCTCACGCGATAAGCGATTGTTCTGTCGATAATAGGCCAGATAGCGACCTGTAAGAGGCTTGGCACGTAGGTTATGCCCGATGCCGATGGTGGGGATTCCTCTGGAGTCAGGATAGGGCGTCTCGCTATACCCTTCGGCCCATCGTAGGTGTTTGTTCCTGAGCTCCGTGTACTCAACGTTCATATCCCACCAGTTATTTTGCCTACGGTCTTGATCAGGTTACCATTCACTTGGATAATGTGCTCATGCGTATCGAAGCGCTCGTCGACCTTATCAAAGCGCTCGCAGATGCGATCGAGCTTAACTGCCACAGCCTGCCTATTCTCGATGATCATCTCCTTAAGCGTCTCGTGCCGCTCAGCGTCAGCTACTTCACGCGCCTCGATGAGCTTACGCTTCGTCTCCTCATCTCGCTCCTGCTTTCGACGCCACCTGTAAAAGGCAACTGACGCAATTAGCGTAGCGAATACTGTAAAGAGCAGATTCAACGTAAGCGCGTAAGCATGCTTACCAATCATAACAGCATCTGGGATCATTAGGCCTCGGCTGCTGTCGCTTCGATAAGCATGCCATTCTCCGCAGCCAAGTCCTGGGCCCGCTTCTTAATGTCAGCGATATCTTCGGCCGTCAGAACAAGGGCGCGAGAATCAACTTGCATACGCTTAACAGCACCGTGCCCATCTCTGTCGAGGATGTCTCGACAGGCGGCAAGTGAGACCTTGTCGTCTGGGCTCTCTACATGGGCTGCAAGCTTTTCGACGGCGACAAGCGCAATCTCATGGATTCGTTTAGCAATATCCAGCGAGTCGACGTCCCTGGCTGCGCGCACGAGGGCTAGCTGACGCTTCACGATGGCGCTATTGAGCGTATAGCTAACCATCGTAGGCGTCACACCCAAGATGGCGGCGATGTCCACCTCCTTGGCGCCACATGAAGCGAGGCGCACAATCTCATGGTGAACGTCCCACATTTTAGAAATCTCATACTTCCGGTCGCCAGTTGGCAGCCTGCCCATCGTCGTGCTCCTGGTCTATTGTCCCGAACAGCTTATCATGGTTCGCGATAGGCGTCAACCTGTTAATTTGTATAAATAAGCGGAGAGGGCCGGGGAGCCTATAAGCGCCCAGCTGTGGTGCGAAGCACCCGCGCCCACCTTGTACCAATCAATGGTATAAGCGACGACGAAAGCGACGACGAAGTCGACAGCGGAGTCGTCACACAAATTTGTGGGATTATGCAGACTTGCTACGCACCAGATGATGACCTTCCGCGCGAGTGGCCATGTGCATTTCCCCAAGGTGGGGTGGCTTGACATATGGGCGCGCCTATGGGACAATGTATTCAACGAAGCGACATTGGTTCTTTCACATAACCCCTTCGTGGGCGTACCATCTACGACAACCGACAGGCCGCACATCGGTTGCACGGGACAACGGTACGAGGGTCTAGGGGTCACGTATGCACACGGGAAACGTGCACATCTAATGCCCCTTTATCGGGACGGGATGCACCTTTAACAATACCACTAATGGAGGTGCATCATGATGGAACTGCCCAAAAAAGTGTCGAAGTACATTAGCACGAGGAAAGACGAGGACAGCGTTGCGGTCAAAACTAACCTTATCTTTGACCTGTCGGGCTTGACCTGGAAGGACATCCTCGAATACGCCATCGCTCACCTTGTCGTGAAATGGCAGGACCGGGCGCGTCGGGCGAAGGGTGTTGCAATCCCCTCGGGAGACGTGACTTACATTGTTCCGAAGCCGGGAACTCGTACGGCTGAAGACCCTGGCGAAGTCGCAATCCGCGTGCTCGTCGCCAAAGGCTTCACCGAGGAACAGGCCCGCGAACTCGTCAATGGTGAGGAATTCCTCAACATGGTTCGCGAGCGGCAGAATCAGCGCTAACAAACCCGTGCATCCCGTCTCGATATGGTGGCATTAGGTGAACCTGTACACTCATAAACCTATTTAAGGAGGATAAAGATGGATCGTGAAAAGGCTATCGCCTACATCGAGGGAATGACTGGCTGCTATACTGCAATTTGGCATGAGTGGCCCGCCAAAGACATTGAGAAACTTTATGTCTTCGTGTGTGTGAGTGACCACAAGAAACTAACTATCGATGATGCAAAGCGTGTTGGTGTCGAACTTTAACGTGTGCATGGTAGTGCGTAGGTGTGCGGGGTGGTCTCCCTCCCCGGCTATTGTGGGATTGGCCACCCTGCCGGTACGCCCTTAATATATGCCTACTATTAAAAAATAAAACTTTTTATGAATGAAGAGGTGTAGTGGGCGGATTTTGGCCGCGGGGCT